ATGAATATTGTTGAAAATCAATCGTATAATAAATTAATTCAAATAAACTCTAATAGTTGAAATAAAAATAAATTAACAGATTATCATATTTTAATTTTAATAATTGAAATATTGTTACTTGAGTATGTCTTAACAATGTAGTTCCCTTTTACAAGATTTGACAATGAGAATTCATTTTGACAAGTTTCAAATTTTGCCATGAGTTGACCATTTAAATCAAAAATCTCAATATAATACAATTCATTTTCTGAATTGTTTAAATACAATTTTGATCCTGAGAAATATATATGGTCATTACTAATTGTTTTCTCCACATCAGTGATTGTTGTTAAATTAGGCACAACGTATTTTTCAGAGTTTCTCGCAATTCGATAATAAAAGGCGACGCTGAAATTGTATAATGGATAAGGTTTGTTATAAATTACATTCCCATTTGTGTCTTTTGGTTCAAATGATGGTCTTAAAGATGTTGAATCTCTTGGATAAAAAAAACTGTTGTCAGAATTCTTTTTATCTAAATCAATATAATTATAAAAAGCTGTGTAGTCATCATTATCTCTTAGATTTCCATTACCCTTGAAATTTGGACCGGCATAAACAACATCAATCACTGAGTTTAAATCTAAATCAGTTGAGCTCGTTAAATAAACACAGTCTCCATCTACTGAAACATCAGTTATCAATTGTTTCGATCCATTTTTATATATTTCAAATCCATAATCAGGCGTTTTGGGCAAAGTAAACGTATCTAAAACAAGTGGCATTTGGGGAACTAAAAATTGAATTTTCAACTTTTTTAAATTCTCTGTTCTCGAAATGACCTTTGGTTGCAGCGGTTTAAAATTTTCTTTTAAGATTTGTGTTTTATAATATACCTTTCCAAATAATTCACCATACCATCTATAACCATTTGGATCTAAATGTCCTCCTCTGTCTGTCATTTGATAAACAGGCCCGGCACAAATAATATCATTATTTTCATTTGATGCTTCTAGCTGTGCCATTCCAATTGTCAAATATCTGCCCGTAGTATACTGTGCACCAGTTTGATAAGTTATAAATACTGGTTTTTGATCTTGACCATATGCATTTTGAATGTCAGTCTGCATATTATTTTTTAACTTGACTAACAAATTCTTATACTCAACTTTGTCAAAAGTTGGCTTAGTATTTGCAATAAAACTCTTTCCTATTCCCAAGTAATTATATTCACCCTGCATCCAAAAAATTGCAGGACAATTAATTATGTAGTTGTTTTGTGTAGCTATAGTCATAGCATATCGAAGGGCATTCGTTATATTTGTGTAAAGGTTAGGCGTTAGTAACGTATATTCTTTTGATAGTTCTTCAATAGTTTTACCACCAACACCACACGAAGTCGCTATAATCTTTTCAGAATTTGTTTTTAATTGAATATGATTAACAGCTCCTATCAATGGACATTCTCCAAGAATATTTGCTTCTTTATTCCGATGGATCACTCCTTGGTATGTTGCAACTAGCGGCGTTAAGGTCGTCATATTAACAGAGCTAGGCCAATTACTCCATATCTGATTCCCAATTTTGTAATTATTCGCAACATTATCAGTTGAAAGTATAGGATAAGATTGTTCTCCAATCGACAAACTTTGACCATAAATGATCATATGCTGATATTTAACAGGTGATTGCTGGGCAAAAGTCAAGTTGTTTAATAACAATAATGTTGCTAAAACAAATACATTTATAATAAATTTCATGAGAATTTATTTAACGTTATCAATTTTAAAACTAATTATATAATTTAATTTTTTCTCCTTCAAAATACAGGGCATAAAACAAATTGTACATAAACTTAAATACATTAACAATTGATAATCAAACGAATAAACCAAGAACAACAAAAAACAAATTGTACATTTACTTTAATTCTGGTTTAATTTTCGGACGCTTTTTGTTTAATTTCGGGCCGGTATGTTTAATTATCGTTTAAAGAGTGATTGAAAGGGGATTAAAAACACCATAAATGCCGCATTTTAAAAGGCTTTGCCGATACTGGATACAAATATAAGATAATAACGTAAAACGTCAAAACGGGCCGTGTATTATGTGTGGATCCTGCTCTTATGAGCGGGTTTTTTTGTGCCGAAAAATAGAAAAAAAACGTATTGGGCGGTCAATTGGGCAGTAAAATGGGCAGTAAAAACACGGTTTTTTTATGCTCGTATCTCGTTAATATGTGGTTAATTCTGGTTAAATTAGAGTTAAAAACGCCTTTTAAATACCCTATAAAGCCACATTTTTACACAAAAAAAACGCTATAAAGCGTTGATATTTCGTGTTTTGAGCTGTTTTTTAATGAATTTTGAGCCTCCCCCTCCTGTTTTTTCCCGTTTTTTCTGTCACTCTAAACGTACAACACCTATTACAATGGCAATTGCATGTATTTTGGATATATGTAAATCAAAAGGCTCGTATTTCGGATTTTCGCTTACGATTTTTATATGATCCGGATCCGGGGACTTGTGTACACGCTTAACCAGGACTCCCTGATCGGTATCGAGTACATATACTTTGTTCCATTGAAAGAAAATATCATTTAATGAAAGCTTTTTACACGCCACAATGTCGCCGGAGCTGTATTTCGGAATCATGGAGGATCCTTTAACTGGTATTAAAAATTCGGCGTCCTTAAAAAGAGGAATTATGTAGCGCTCACATTCATACTCGAGGACTGAGACCTCACCAGATGCAATTCCGGCAAAAGCGCTAACGGGTATCAATGGGATTCCTTGGCTGGAAAGGTATTCTGACTTTGTTGCACAGGGAAGATCCGACTTCAACATCGGACCATTACCGCTAATTAACCACTCGGGACTAAAATCTTCACACTTTGTGAATAATACATCTAAATCATACGTATCTCTTTTGTACCAATTGCTAAGTGCTTGGGGAGTGATACCCAGGAAATTGGCAAAATCAACATTTTTAGAAAGTTCATAATGCTCTCTTATTTTATTTAGAATCAAAACTTTATTCATAAATATGTTTTATAACATAAACATTGCGTGAAATAAATACACAGAATGTGTTGTTAATTCACAAAGTGTTTATATATTTGCAAAGTGTTTCAAATTAAAACAGGCCGTAAAGGTAGAAAATATAAACTGAAAACAATGTTAAAAGCAAAAAAATCTAAGATTCTGGTAGCCCACGGAGAGCGTAAGTATCTTAAAGAGTTATTCAAAACATCTTATGTGACAGTGACAAAAGCGTTGGGTGGATCGGAAAACACGGACATGCAACGCCGGATCCGGAAAGCGGCCGTTGAGCGCGGAGGAACAGAGTATCAACCTTTAAATAAATAGTATATGAAAGCAAGGAAAGAAAAATCACGAAGCATCTTTACCGCGAAAGCGGAAAAGATTTTCTACACCGCTGTCGCTATATACGGCGTGGTGTTTTTCGGAATTCAAATAACAAGGTTTATTATTCAAAATTTATAATCACATGGAAAAAATTGTAGAAAAAGCAGAAGCATTAAGGCAAAAAACTTCTGAGCTATTAAAAATGATAGCTGAATTAGAGCGTGAATTTGGTGTAGAAGTTACAATGGTGACTTCAAGCTCATGTTGCAACTCAACAGATGAACCTAAGTTATCCGTTGAAGTGAAAAAAATTGAGTATTACTAATTGATTCGAACATTTAGTTTTTCAGCTAATTGATGGATTAAGCTACTTATATTAAAATACTCTTGAGTTCCTACTACAGTCCCGCACGAAGAGCAGCATACTCCAAAAATTCTAAAATTTGATTTTGAGACATTTAATTCTTCAAGCGAAAAATTGTGATTTCCACAAGTCGGACATTTTGGTAATGACATAATACTGATTTTAATTGGTTAGACGCAGGCAAAGTTAGTATTATTTTTTGAAAGACAGCCGGGAAAGACCGGTACCGGAAAAACAGAGGACTTCTCACCCTGGTGTTTACGCGGGCTCGTTACCCGCTCCGGAACATACCCCAATAAGCAAAGAGATGCGTGATGAGTACGAGGGTGTCGGGTCCTGTGGGCTATTGGAAACAGGACATATAACTGGCGATTGCCTTTTCAGCAAAAGCCTTTGAAACGATAAGAGTAGCCGGAAAGCACGCAGCCGGATCTTAAGTGATCCGGAGATGACACAAGTGAAGTGACAAGGTGAAAGAACCTGACAGCCGGGAGAGACCGGCTTTAAAAAAGAGTTTATTATGGTAGATTATGTAAATAACAATTTGGCAATTGAGGCCGGCTGGTTGATAGACCAGGAGATTATATCGAAATTCGATTATGATAACCTGAAGAGATATCACAAGATGAGGGTTGTCCGTCGTGGCTGTCGCAACACACCGGCAATGATAGACTACGAGTCGATGCCTGATCGGTTCAAGCGGGCAGTTGTTGAGAGGCTTGGGAGAAGTCCGTATCAGGATGTGAAGAAAAGCCAAATCGAGATAAATATCGAGCACGATGCTAAGCTGAGCCAGTATTTTGACGATTATAGTTTTGACAACGGTAGGAGGATACCCAAGGAGACAAGACTGGAATACTACACTAATGCTATCGTGCTGAAAGCAATACACAAGATGCTGGGCGAAAAGCGGGCCATGTGGAAAGCCAAAGGCAAGCGTTTCACGGCCAAGTGGGATGTAATCAGTGAGGGATGCCAGGAACTTGACCGCAAGTTATACGATCACACCCTGCCGGCTAATGCGCGAAGACTTCAGGAGAAATACACACGTTTTGTCAAAGAGGGGCCTATTAGCCTTATCCATAAGAATTTCTGTAACTCAAACGCTGCCCGTGTTGATGACGAAGTGAAGGCTGACATGCTGCTATTCCTTATTTCGGATCCGCGCAATTTCGACAACTCACAAGTGATGAGGATGTACAACACGCTGGCTGAACAGGCGGGATGGAAAAAGATTACCACCGGTACAGTTTCGATATGGCGGGAGAGAAACGAAACAGACTTATACGCCCGTCGCCGTGGAGTGACAGCGTTTAAGAACAAAAAAACAATGCAGGTTAAGCGATCTGCACCTACTGCTCCACTGTATTACCTTACGCTCGATGGATGGGATGTCGAACTGCTGTATCAGAAAACGGAGACCAACAAACGCACCGGGTATTCAAATACAACCTACCACAACCGGGTAACGGCGGTAATAATTATGGATCCTTGTTGCAAATATCCACTGGGTTATGCCATAGGCACAAACGAGTGCCCGGAACTTATACAGGAAGCCCTTAGAAATGCTGCCCGTCACACACAGCAGCTGTTTGGCAAAATGTACCGTGCACATCAAATTCAAAGCGACCGGTATGCTCATAAAAAAATGTCACCATACTACCAGGCTCTTGGAGAAAAGTACACCCCCGCGCAGGCACACAACGCCAAAGCCAAGGTTATCGAGCCCTGGTTTAATTATTTCAATAAAAAATATTGTCAAATGCAGGGCAACTGGTCTGGCTTCGGTATAACAACAAATCGTGAGAATCAGCCAAACCCTGACTTTTTGAATAAGATCCGCAAACAGTTCCCTGACTTTGAAGGTGTTTGTGAACAGATAGACCGCATGATATCGGCCGAACGTGCCGAGCTGCAAGGAAAATATATGTCGATGTGGGACTCGGTGCCGGAGGAGAACAAAATAGAGCTTACCCGCGAACACTACCTGATGCACTTCGGACTGGTAACAGAGCGTCCTATCATGATGCAGGCATCGGGACTTCACCCGACAATTAATGGACAAAAACGCGATTACGACAGTTTCGATATCACCTTCCGCGATCACCTTTCGATTAAATGGTACGTGAAGTATGACCCGCAGGATCTTAGTCAAGTGCTGGCTGTTTCAGAAGATGAGTCTTTGCGGTATCTTCTTGAAACTAAATATGTGCAGCCAATGGCACTTAAGGACCGCGAGGATGGAGACAGTGATCAGCTACAGCGCGTTCGGGCGTTCAACAAACAACTTACCGAGAAAGTGGCTAACCGTGTAGCCGGGATGGAGGACAACGTTAAAGATTTCATTCAGCTGTTACCCCAACTCGAAACCCTCAACAGACTTATGATAGCGGATAGCCACGGACAACACAAGGATAGGCGCAACAAGCTGCCGGCCGCTGGGGCTAAAAAAACAAAAGTAAACGGACAATTGTCCTCAGACGATGACGAAGATATTAACCTTTATAACATGTATTGAAATGAACAACACGAAAAAACAACAAATCATCACTCGCCTACGACAGTATTGCGAGCGTTATGAATCGCAAAACAAAGCAGCTGCTTCGATGAAAGGCGTAAGCCCGGCAACAATCAGCCAAATGTTGAACGGGAACTGGGAGTTGATTAAGGATGATATGTGGCGCAACGTGGCCTCGCAAATTGGCTACAGGGATGAAGCCTGGTCGGCGGTTGAAACACGCGACTACAAGGTAATTAATCGCCTTTTGTCTGATGCCAAGGAAAGCAGCCTGGTACTTGCAATCACCGGAAGCGCCGGCACCGGAAAGACATTCACAATTCGCAACTATGCGGAACAAACAAAGCGTGTTTATATGCTATGCTGCAACGAGTACTGGAATCGCAAGCTATTTCTTGCTGAGTTGCTTTCGGCAATGGGAAAAGACTACAGCGGATATACTGTCGGGGAAATGATGAGCGAAGCTGTGAGAGGTCTCAAGATGCAGGATAAGCCGCTTCTTATTCTTGATGAAGCCGACAAGCTGAGCGACCAGGTGTTGTATTTCTTCATTACAATGTACAACCAGCTGGAGGATGAGTGCGGCATCGTGTTGTGCGCAACCAACCACCTTGAGAAACGTCTCAAGCGTGGTATTAAGTTGAATAAAAAGGGTTACAACGAGATATGGAGCCGGATCGGCCGCAAGTGTATCGAGCTTAAAGGTGTATCCGCGGGTGATATTACCAGCGTATGCCTTGAAAATGGCATCGAGGACAAGAAGCTGATCGACGAGGTGATATATGACAGCGAGGGCGATCTTCGCCGCGTGAAAAGAAAAATACACGCTATCAAAACGAGTTTGTAACCACTTTTTTAAACTGTTTAAAGGCTGATTAAATGCGGGCGAGAAGGGCTTTATCCGTAAAAGACATACGAGCATACAAGGCTCATACATTGACATTCGACGGGGAGTGGCTCTCTTGTATCGGATCTCCGGAGTTAACGGGATCCTGGATTATCTGGGGAAACTCATCAAACGGGAAAACCAGGTTTGCACTACAATTGGCGAAATACCTGTCGAGCTACGTGCGAGTAGCGTATAACTCACTTGAGGAGGGGCTGTCTGTTTCGCTGCAAAACGCCATTCTTGACATTGGGTTTGACGATGTGGAGCGAAATGTAATGTTCCTGGATAAGGAGCCGCTTGAAAGCCTGAAATTAAGGCTTGCCAAACGCCGATCTCCCCAGGTGATAATAATTGACTCGCTGCAATACACAGGGCTTAAATACAAGGAGTATATCGACCTTAAAGACACCTTCAGAAATAAGTTATTCATCTTCATATCTCATGCAGATGGTAAGGAGCCAAAGGGCGAGGTGGCGCGGTCGGTGAAATACGACGCAAATGTTAAGATACTTGTTGAGGGTTTTAAGGCATTTCCGCAAAGCCGGTTCGGAGGTGGATCTCCTTACCTTATCTGGGACAAGGGCGCTGAGAAATTTTGGGAATTAAAATAACAATCAAACACGGGATAATATGGCAACAACATTTATGGACAAACAAAAAACGCAGCTGATAAAGAAGTTTCACGCGCTGCTTGGTAAGGCCGGGCTTGGTAACGACGAGAAGTACTCGCTTCTTTCCGGCTATGGAGTGGAAAGTTCTAAGGAATTAACAGTTTACGAGCTCACGGAGCTTTGTAGTAAAATCGACAAGATGGCCAATCCGGAGGTGGCCGAAGCCGACAAGCTTCGCAAACGGCTTATAGCTGCTATCAGCTCCTACCGGCAGGCAATGGGCGGCGCTGCACCTTCGATCGAGGAGATAAAAGCAATAGCATGCCGCGCAGCCTGTATGCAGCAGTTTAACCGGATACCTAACGACCGTTTGCGATCGCTTTATGCGGCCTTCACAAAGATGAGACGGGATCTTGAGAACGTGCAGGAGATGACACGTGAGCGTTTGAAGGAAATAACAAGTTTAAACTAATTGCAGGATGGGATCTAAGTATTATCGCGAGAGAGAAACTGCCGAGGCAAAGCTAAACCCTGGCAAATTAGAACTTGAAAGCAAGCTTTCTGACCTGTACGATGAGTATCTGAGTGCTGACACGCTAAAGGATCGGGAGCGTATATCTGCCGCAATTCACAATATGGAAGTAAAAATGCTTCAATTTGAACGGAGCAGGTGCGCCGTTCCAAATCCGGGAGGCTATAAGGAAATTTCATTAACCTCATTAATCAACAATAGATAATCAGATGGAAAAATCAATTAAAATCACGGTAGAAGTACCGGATGAAAAGAAAACAGCAAATCCAAGTACGGGCAGTTTTATAAAACTTGAAGGGCGTATTTATAAGGCTATTGCAACAGATCAATACAGCTGCGCGGGTTGCTGTTTCTTCCACGAAAAAACACGCAGTATAGGATGTCATATTCCCGTATCGGTTAACTGCGACAACAAAGTGTTCCAAGACGTTACGGATGACATTGCAGATATGGAGATTGAACTAATCGATGATCCGGCGGGTAAAAAGTCAATATGGCCACTTGTGTTGTTTTGCCTGGCATTTTGGACGACAGTAATAATTTTATTAATCAATTGATATGGTACAGACAAAAGAAAACTTCTGGACGGACGAAAACGGCGTTCAGATTCCGGCTAACCGGATAACCAGGGCGGAGAAGATCCGCGAGAAAAAAACAGCGATGCTGCTGAAAAAAGCACAGGATTTAAACGGGCGTTTAAAAGCGTTTAAAGAAGAGTTAAAGGATGCCTGCGACGAGATGGAGGAGGTCAGCCTGGGCGAACTGGGTGTGAATACGGAGAACTTCAAGGGTAACCTTACATTCTTCAATTTCGACCGGTCGATTAAAATCGAGCGCTCTATTTCGGAGCCAATGAAATTTGACGACTTGACCATCGCGGCAGCTAAAGAGAAATTGGACTTATTCCTTCGGGAAGCTATCGAGAGCAAATTTGACTTTGCGAAAGAAATGATCATGACAGCTTTTGAAACGCGTAACGGCAAACTGGATCCTAAAAAGATTACGCCGCTCACGCGCTACGAGGTTAAGGTAAATCACCCGCTTTTCTCGGATGCCTGCCGACTCATCCAGCAGGCAATCCGTCGCCCGGATTCAAAAACGTATTACCGTATATGGGTAAAAGAGGAAGGAGACAAACATGAGGCTGTAGAGCTGAATCTGTCTAATATTTAACAACCACCCACACGGGTATAAATCAAAACAACATGTACAACTGGTTTGAAACAGTCGTAAAATACGACAAAACATCTGAAGAGGGTAAGGTAATTACAACAACTGAACATTACCTTGTTGACGCCCTTTCTCATGCTGAGGCAGAGAACAGAATTATTGAAGAAATGAAACCTTTCATGTCTGGTGAGTTTTCAGTAAAAAAAGTTAGCCGTCGCATAATTGCTGAGGTTTTCTATAACGAAAATGCAGACAAATTTTATCGCGCAAAGGTAAATTACATCACACTTGATGAAGAGCGCGGAATTGAAAAAAAATCACCTGTTACAATGCTGGCGCAGGGGAACGATATTCAGGATGCCTTGAACACAATCAAGGAAGGAATGAAAGGGTCAATGGCTGACTGGTATGTAGTTTCTATTACAGAGACTCCGCTCCTTGAGATTTTTAAATACAAATCATAACAAATACCCCCGCGCATCCCTGATAAGGATCCGGGGGAACTAAAACAAAAAGCTATGCTAACAGGATTTGAAAACGAAACACACGACCTGACTGATTATGAACTTCAGCAGGTGTTGCCGGCCATCCGTTCCGGATTGTTGACAAAACAAGGTGCAGGAATGGCGGTTACAAATAAACAAATAGTTGCCGGACTTGAGCGTAACCTGGCAATTAAAACCAACGAGGCGCGGGTTAGGAAGATTATCAACTACATCCGCAATAAGAACATGATACCACGGCTTATAGCTTCGAGTAAGGGCTATTATATAGCTTCAAGCCGTCAGGAGGTAGTTGATTACATCGAAAGCCTAAAAGGGCGTGAAAATGCGATTAAACAGGTACGTGTTGCAATGGAAGATCAGCTTCAAAGCTTTCATTTCGCGTGATGGAACAGCCGGTTAGAAGTAAAGCAACCTGGGGCCGTCGTCAGAACCGCACACCCGAGGAACTGCGACGGATCATCGACGAGTTCTTTTCAAAGCTGATTGTCCCGGATGCCTGGAAATGCATTGGACGTGCTGTGATTAACGACACGGATGGAGATTTCCTTAGTGAAGGTTATGTTTTTGACGATACGCGTACCAGTGGCGTTGGTGCAATGCAGTACAAAATAGTGTTTGTCGTTGCTCCGGAGCGGGGTGCGATATGTGAAAAGCAACTACTCCAGCGCGGGGAGTCAAAATACAGCTGTGTGATTAGCAACAAGACAGCGGAAGACTTGAATTTATTCATTAAAAATAAGTATTTTATTAATTAAGCAACATGGACATTGAAGATTTAAAAAAAGAAATAGACATGCTATCTCATGAGGAGTTATGTAGGCACTGGAGGTTTGGAAGCGGAAAACCAGAATGGTTTGACAACACAAACCCGATTTCTCAATATTTTTCTGATAGGTTGTTTAAGCATTTTGGGGGATTTACCCCGGAAATTTCAAAAAAAATAGGCTGGTAGTAGTATGATTATAGCAATTGATTTTGATGGCACAATCGTTCGGGATCGTTTTCCTGACATCGGCGAGATGATCCCCGGGGCAAAGCCGGTTATTAATTCATTTTACGAAGAAGGAAATACAATTATCATTTGGACATCCCGCACTGGCATTGAACTTGCCAGGGCGGTTGAATGGCTGGCTAAAACAGGGATAAAATATCACTATATTAATGAGAGCTGCCCAAATAATGTCAAACAGTATGGCGGAAGGGACACACGCAAGATATTTGCGGATGTGTATGTCGACGACAAGGGTTTGGTACCGCTGCCAACAGATTGGTGGGAAATTGCAGAAATGATAATCGACAAAATGAAATAAATGTCACAGGGCTCACGAAAGAATATGTTACTGCGTGCTAAGATGGTTCAGGATCTGACCGCTGAGCACTACGAAGCCGGCCGGCACGACAGGTGCAAGCGGTGGGTTTTCAGGCATATTGTTTCGAAAGTTTATCCGATGAGCGAACGTACATTTTTTCGTTACCTTAGCATTGATATTACGGTGGAGTCAGATTCAAAAAAAGAAGATAAAAGGCAATTAAAATTATTTTAAAGATGGACGATTACAGATATATAGTGTATGAATTAATTAATGATGAATATTATTTTGTAAAATATATCTCCATGGTCGAATTCCTGTCTTTTGAAAGTGGTAATAAAAATCTATTCGCTGATTTTTACGCGCCTGGATTTTGGTTATATAATAAGTTAAAACTACTCTGATATGATGAAGTGCAATAAATGCGAAAAAATAATAACAGGGGGGTGCTACAATGCCCCTGGGGGGCCGTTCTGCCCTACTTGTTATGAAGAAAAAAAACAGGAGGCGTATCTTGTTGCGCGGAAGGTACTTCAAAGCAAAGCAATAGATTTTCTAAGAGATAAAAACCTTTGGGATTGGATAGAAGCTCGGGGAGGCATGCAAGTTGGTAAACAGGAACTAATTGATTTGCTGGTTGAGTTTAGAGTGAACAGAAGGCCTTTTGAGTATTGAAAAAATAAGACATTAAAATTATTCTAATTATGTTGAAAAAGTGGAGTCTACAAGAAATTGAGCAGCTTAGAATCTTGTACAAGACTAAATCTGCTGAAGAATGTGCCCGAGTGCTTGGCAGGAGCACGCAATCTGTTATGGGTGCCACCATTCGTTATAAAATAAAAAGTGGCCGAACGGGACATTTTGAACGCGGTCACACTCCTTTTAATAAGGGACTCAAGGGAATTAACTATGGAGGGGTTGAAACCCAGTTTAAAAAGGGGAATAAGCCGCACAACACCACCTTTGATGGCGCAATAACAGAGCGGGCGGATGGGTATCTGTGGATTAGGGTGGCTGAAAACAAGTGGGTGCAATATCACCGGTATCTATGGGAGCAAATAAACGGACCGCTGGCCGATGACCTGATAGTGACCTTTAAAAATGGCGATAAGCGGGACTTCAGGATTGAAAATCTCGAGATAATTACAAGAAGAGAAAACGCGCTGCGAAATCATAATCGCCAAAAGGCAAGTATTACAATGCGTGAGCTTTTCAGGCGGGAACGTCTTCGCAAAAAGTATGGATTGTCACCAATATCCGGACACGGGAATAGGATTGTGAATTATTATTAAATCAAAAAAATGAGAACAACAACAAAAACAGACGGGAAGGGCAACACCATTGTAATCCCTGACCTTGATTATTACGATGAAGATGGGCGATTTCGCAAGCAGCGCAAAGGAGGCAATAACCGAAGGAAAACAAGTGGAAGGAAAAGGTTTAGAACTCAATAAAACAGAACAAAAAATGGCAATAAAACACACACCGGGACCTTGGTACCCAGTAGAATATGCGGATTCATTTATTATTCAAGATGGCCCTTATTACGAAGATGATAATGTGCTATCTTATGATGCATTTAGTTCAATAAAGGAAGATACGGCAAAGGCTAACGCTAAACTTGCGGCAGCGGCTCCGGAATTACTGGTAGCACTGGAGGGTGCCGTAACGGCAATGAAAGCAGTGACATCATCAGCGATTAAACCGTTTATCGATCGGGCAGAATCTGCAATTAAAAAAGCAACTAAGTAACACCGCAATACCGGCTGCAAAGTTGCCGGTGTGAAGTGTTAGCGACTGTATCGGTTTATTTTTCTTAAAACAATCATTTATTCAAAAACTTTTTTTACTTTTGCCCTCGACTGATATCAATACATATCTTGGGCAAAAAATCAAAACAATTTTTTAAACAGGATAAAGGGAAGCCCGGCATGGTGGTTGAGGAGGAAACGACTCAGCGACTTTTACGCCCAGCGTATTGGTGTCAGTCACACCTTCGCTGGGCTTCTTCTTTGTCAAAATTCTTAAAGTTATGACTGACACCAAGAATGAAAAGGCAGTAGTTTACTGTCCGGCGTTGAAATTCAACGCCAGCGATAAAAAGTTATCGCCGGTATTAATTAACAGCACACCCTATTTTATTGCCGTAGAGGTGTGCGAGATTTTAGACTTGCAAAATCCAACAGATAGACTCAGGTCGTTGGATGATGACGAAAAGCTGCCCTATGTACTACATAGGTCAGGTCAAAACAGAGAGGTTAACCTCGTAAACGAAAGCGGATTATATAATCTGATCTTTCAGAGCCGAAAACCAGCTGCGAAATTATTCAGAAAATGGGTAACAGGTGAGGTTCTTCCTGCGATAAGGAAAACAGGTAAGTATGAGCAGGACAACGGAACACCTAAACAGCTCCCGGCAAAGCGGAATCATAACCGGATTACCAAAGAGCGTATGGTTTCAATTCTTTCGGACGTGTGCCGGATTGATAACAGCGAGCTTCGCATGAGCATTACCAATAAATTGATGGGAGGGCATGCTGTATGAAAACAATCTTCGTAAACCACAAAAGCGAGTTAACCCTTTACAAAGAATTGATGACAGGCGACCAGACAAAGGAAGCCTACCGCACTCGGCTTAATTGCCACTGTGCCTGTGATAATCGCCGTAATGGCGTGCTCGTGTTACAAAACAACGTGCTTAAGTATAAAGTAATTCGCTGCAAAGCGTGTGCGAGAAAGGAGGCTGAAGATGGTAACATTTGATAATACAAGCTTTTCGGTAAAGGTCAATTGCGGCGCCGATCCGATCGAGAACTGGCAATTGCTTCATAGCGTACTGCTGGAGCTGATGCGCAACGTGAATACTGAAAACCTGCCACCGGATATTTGGGTGGTTACGGATTTTATATCGGAATTGATGCCGGAGTTTGAAACGGCGAAAAAGATGTTGTAAAACATAGAAAGGTTCTGCTTGGTTTGGGCAGAACCTTTTAATTTTGTGGAATTAATGAAAAAGATAATAAATTTATTAATATCACTAAGGTGTTGCAAATTTAAATATACTTTAGTACTTTTGGTGCGATTTTTAAAATAGCTGAATCAGGATAAACAAAAGTGTGATTATTGATGTTAAATAATTATAGGCATTAAACATAATGTAGTATGGGTATTTATTCTGAATACATAAATAGAAAAATGACTTTTGAACAAATTACATCTGAAAGAAAAAGTCAGTTAAAAAAAATATCTGAAATCAGAAAAAGAGATGTCGTTGTTTACGCAAGTGATTCAAGTAAATCTAACGCTCCAATTTCAATATTGCCACCGGATTTAATACCATTTAAAGATCAATTAAGTTATGTAAAAACGGATTCTGTAGATATAATCATTGAAACTCCCGGGGGAATTGCGGAAACAGTAGAGGATATGGTTGAATTGATTAGATCAAGATATGAAAAAGTAGGAGTTATAATTCCTGGTACAGCAAAAAGTGCAGGAACAATATTTTCAATGGCAGGTGACGAAATACTTATGGGTAACACGTCAGCATTAGGTCCAATTGATGCGCAAATTGTTAGTAATGGAAAAAGATTTTCTGCAGACGCATTTATTGACGGTCTTGAAAAAATTAAAACGGAGGTGATTGAAACCGGAAAGCTAAATCCCGCTTATATCCCTATGCTTCAAAGTATATCACCGGGTGAAATACAACATTTCGAGAACGCTCAAAATTTCTCAAAAACTCTTGTTAAAAATTGGCTATCAAAATATAAGTTTAAATATTGGGAAAGGCATAACTCTACAGGTGAATTAGTAACTGAAAGTCAAAAACAATGTCGAGCCGAAGAAATTGCCACAAAACTTTGTAAGCATTCTGATTGGTTAACTCATGGTAGGTCAATCAGAATTAAGGACTTGATGGAAATGAAACTTGAAATTTTTGATTACACAATTGACACTGAATTGAACGATGCTATTGAAAGATATTATACACTTTTAAGAATGAGTTTTGATTTAACGGGCATATACAAGATATTCGAAACATGTAATTCTCAAATTTATCAGTCAATTAGTCAGGTAAATATGCCTGCAATTCCTATTAAAAGAGATGTAAAACCGCAAGTGGCTCACGCGGATTTTATATGTCCTAAATGTGCATCAAAGTACAGAATACAGTTAAATCTTATTAAAAATATACCAATTGAACCACATTCAGTTCCATACCCAAAGAATGATAACTTCATATGCCCAAGCTGTGGAACTCAAACAATGTTAACTCCATTGAGATTGCAGCTTGAGGCTCAAACTGGAATGAAAGTGGCTTTATAAATTTTAAAATTATGAGTACAAATAGCATTAGTTATCGGGACTTCTCAATAATTTTCAAGGAAATTGAGAACTTGTATCAAAAGGATCCTTCAATTAGGGACAACATTGTAGATCGTGACGTGTTGGAACAAGATGACACAATTAGAGAGTTTGGAGAAATATGTAGTGAGATTAGCTCAATGGAGAATGATACTGCCGTATTTATGACATTCTCGTAACTTGTTAAATGAAAATATAATTTAAATAAAAAGCCCCGTTATCGGGGCTTTTTTCATTACACATCTATCCTGTTCGTCTGAAACGTCATCCTCATCACCACCAGTCCATCGCTTCGATCCTCCTGCACAAACTCCCGGGTTTCAAAGGCGGAGTATTCCGGCGTTTCAAACTTGCGGAAAGCTTCGAAAACCTGTTCGGCTTTCTCTATGTAGTTAAGTGATAGTCCACGCGTCCACACGTCAGTCTCTGACGATGTTCGGGATGCAGGCTGGTCGAATGCTACCCGGATACGCACCTGGCCAACGCGGTTCTTGATCCCGCCACCATACTCCTCGAATGTGAATGATGTTTTAACCAGGGCACACGGGAACACGACCGGTGGACGCATACCGCGCGTGTCAAGCTGCCCCTTTTCCATATCAATGTGTCGAAATATATCCAATTCCTTAAGTTGCCTTGTAACGGCTAAAAATAATGTTTTCATAAGCTGTTTAATTACTGATTAAATATCCTTTCAAGATCTCGCTCTATCTTTGCCCGGATTGCCCGGCTTAACACCTCTGATTTGCCGATAAACGGACGTGCTTTCATTGTGAATGCTTTTTTGCCGAACACCATCGCCCGTTGTCCGAATTGGTGAACCGATGCGTATATCTTATCCGTTCCCACCGTCACCCGACCAGGGTTCACCTCATAATCAATCGAGTTCCGGAGTTCGTTTGTTTCTCCGGTTAGAATCTTGTCCACAGATCTTGCCTGTGAGAACCTGCCCTTATTTAAAGTCGAGAACCCATACCAGGGGCTATCCGGATTACGGCGCTCTACCTCCGGCCACTTTTCAACCGCTTGGTCTGTAAACCCTTCGTTAACGAATGAGTCCTGGAAGTGATCAACGGCTTCTTTGCCTACCACGTGCGGCAGATCTTCGTCGCGATAACGCTGAATTTCGTCCATTTTATCAGCAATAGCCTGTTTGAATTCATCGGGATTCATTGTTAAATATTTAAAAATGAGTGTTGATATTAAAAAGTTTTGTATCTTTGCATAAAGAATAACTGTTACTAAACGTCGTGCACTGGGTTGTAGTCCCTTTAAGCGGTTTTTTAGCAGTTATTTTTTTAAGTCTTTAGTAACTTTTTCGCTATCTGTTATGCTATATAGGTTCAAATCTCCATTACTGCTTTCCCTTACAATTAGCCACGTTTTATCCCCTTTGAGCTGTGTCTCGAAGATATGAGATGCAACTATACCAGGTTTATTTTTAAAATCACTTTTACCAATGTATTTGGCCTTCTTAAGAACATTTCTTATGCTCTTGAGCATTTTGTTCTTTTCGCTGTAGTGTTTGTGTGGCTGGTTTAGAAACTCTTTGATACCAGTCTTTGTAAATTTTATTTCTTTGCCTATGTCGGTATTTAATACGGACTTACCCGCTATTTTTGAAAACGCCGTTTTCTTTTGCTCCGCTAATACCTGGTTACGTCTCTGCCGTTTTCTTTCTTGAGCGGCCATCCATTTTTCGCTGAACACAATGACATCCTGATGAATCCTTACAGGGCATGACTTCACATAAGGGTGTTCTTTCATGTTAACCATCTGGGCAGTTTTTCCCGGGTTATTGTCAAATACCGGGTCAAGGGGTTCAGATTCTGCAGGAACTGCCGTAACGGGCTTGTCAGTGTTGCGTATTCCGCACTCGCAGCCCCAATCGATTGGTGGGGTGTGTCCGTTCCACCAAGGATGATCTATTGGTAGGATGGTGCCGTAATACTCTTTATGCTCTTCACGTGGATTGGCAGCCGTGGATGGCATGAACTCCAGGTTGGGATAAAGGTACTTTGTGGCTTCAAACTTTTTGAACTTGGCGGCCGATCGGGCAGAGCGCACGGCGGTATTGTATTCGGTTAGTAACCAACGCTTGTTATAGTCGGCTTTGATAGAAGTGCCCAGTACTGCCTTTTTGAAGTCGTGGAACGAACGCAGGTTCCCATTTTCGTCCATCAGCTGGCCGGCTATCTCGGTGGTTTGACGGTGGTTTTTGAAAGCTGCGAAAACAGCGGCATTACTTTTAAACTCATCGATAAACGGCTGGTTTTTCTTTCCGAATTCAACACCTGCAGATTTGAACTGTGTGTCAATTGCCTTTTGATATGCCGTGTTTGAAATGTTGAACAGGTTCTCCTCTACAAGAGGTACTTTACCGCCTTTTTTCTTATAGATATTGCGCAGCGCCTGCTCGAACAACTTATCAACGTTCAGACCGGTATCGACCGTGTCGGCCAGCTCAATGCCGGTGTGAGTATAGCTCGTCGATTTCCCGTGCAAATTCAGATTTGCCCGGCTCCCTATCGTCCGGGCGGAAACGAAAAAATCTTTCAGCCACTTTAAAAAACCGCTATCATCGTCCGTGTCGGCGAGCTTCACCTGTTTAGCCGGGGGATCTTTCGGATCAGGCTCTGCTTTTGGCTTTGGCTCTGTTTTTTTTGCCCCAGCCTTAGCACGTGGTATCCCGGATATTTCAAAGAAGTAATCCTCATCAACGTCCAGCCCTTCACGACGCATTGAGAACCCCATTTCGAGTCTGTCCTTGGTTGATATATTTTCACCAGCATCGGGGAAGAGGAAGAATCCACCTTCAGCTTTGTATCCTCTTTTTACCAACAGGGGAACAAGGTAACGGTTAAGCATACGCTGTACATAGCGCCGGTCTGATTGTGCGATACCCTCTTCAGTGTCCTCGTGCACCTCGGCCTGCGAACGGCTACTGCCGTCGGTGGTTGTCATACTTTGCCCCAATACTGCGATAAGTATCTCCTCGTTACATGCTTTCTTAAAACGATCATACAGGTCGGTAGAACTTCCACCCGTGTCGTGTACGTCAAGCGAGGTGCCATCAGGAACGGCTGCCACGGGTTTGCCGCCAATCATGGAGAGGGCCTCGAAGAGCATGTCGCGCTGTTTCTCATCGGCGCTATTGTATTTTCCTACCAGGAATGGCATCCCGAAAATCTCCGCGTACTGTGCCCAGTCGCCAAAGCCGCCACGTTTATAAATTACGTATGCAGCTGCTTTGAAGATATAACCAAAATCATCATCCTTGCCACATTCGAAGATAAACTCATCCTGCGTGTAGTCATAGCCGTTTTGATCAGTTGGCTTGGCGGCAATAAAACGCTTACGTTCCGAAAGTGGTTTATCCAGGTTTGTGATCTTGATGTGCTTGCGCGGGAATGAGAAGACGTCAAACCCGGGTGCAAAACCTACTTCTATAACTGACTTGCCATAAGCGCGGGCTTTGGCAATTTCCTCGATGAGCATTTCAAATTCCGGAGTATCAATTATGTCGTCTATCTCCTCTACAGACTCTCCATCACGCTGAAAGGTGATTTCGGCGTTGGTGATTTTATTCACTCGTCGTTCAACAGCTGACGAGAGTACCGGATCCATCATCACATTGTCGAGCAGGTCATAAAGTTTTGTACGATTGCCCTTGTTGGCTTGGTTGAGTGCTGTTCTCCAGGTGCCAATATCTGCCGATTCGACTTTGGCCGGTTGTATAACCAAGGCTTTGATTACTGCCCCGGCAGGCATGCTTTGAAGCGTATTGTTTTTCTTTGCCATCCTATCAAATTTTTAAATGTGTGATTCCCTTCGTGGGTTGGATCCGAAAGCAAATGGGGTTGAGTTTATCTCGTTTCCCGACTCATCCTTACGGTGTGGTAAATTAATATCGAAATTGCCCTTTTGAATTTTCACAAGTTCGGATACCGCATCATCCCGGCGCTTGGCTCTTAGCTCGAGCGAGGTGTTCACGTTGCAGATGTTCACAAAATGCCACACGGCGATGTCCTTAATCCAAAGCACAAGCAGGTCGTTGCGATCTTCGCCCGTTTTGGCAAGTTCTGCATCAATATCATATCGTTGCGTGAGATAGCCCCGAGCTTCGGCAATTGCCACGTTGATGGCTTTTAATAGGTTTGACAGATCACCACTGGCAATGCTGACGATTTGCTCATCGTAGAGATGAGTTTTTATTTCTTCCTGCGTAACGTACATGATAGTTTTATTTTGTGGTTTAAAAAATCGGGATGCGTAATGGTATGGGTAAACGTATCGTAAAGTACCATCTTACTGTACATGCCGGTTTCCTGTTTTTTGGAGATTATCCCGCGATTCTTCATCAGGCAGATATCCTCCCTGGAATATGCCCGGTACCGGTCAAAAAGATATACCCTGTATCGTTTGCCGGTTTCACATGCCAGCCTTTCGGCATCGAGGCATGCGCGATTGAAATACCTGAATCCTTGCAGCCGGTTCATTCTTTTTGTTTCACGCCTGATGCGTGCGTGCCTGGCGGCCCTTTTAATGCGTTTAAAAATGTTCATCGTGTGTGGGTTAAATGCGTTTGTTGTTCGCGTGTTTTGAAAATGTTTTAAAATCAGAAGGTGTTGCCACCCTTATTTTTTGATTCAGGATCCATACGCCACCCTCAATACAGTCGGGACCATCACCTGGGGCTTTCATCTGCATGGTGAATAGCTTGAATTGCTCCACCAGGCGCATCATGTGCGGATTATCTTTCTCGTCGATATTGAACACCAGCTGCCCGGTTCGCCATAGCGGTTCAAGTGTTCCCTCGATACGTACCGGCTTGTCCGGTTTGCGGCGCGTGTCGGGCGTAATGTTGATGTACCCTTTTGTTTTGCCAAGCTCCAGAAATTTCGGTTGTATAACCTGTTCATAAAATGGATCCTGTAAGCTGTTATTCTCGATGTAATTGTAGAGAAGCGCTTTCCCACCCGCCCAGTCTCGCAGGTCGTAGAACCAGTTAACGAAAGTGTCGGTGTTGGTTTGTTCCAGGAATCCTTTATATACATAGAATACACCCTCTTTGTATCCCATCAGCCAGGCGGACTTGAAGGAAGTGCCCTTTTTCTGCTTGTCCTTGTTTGATGGCGAGGGGTCGGCATACACCAGTGCGTAGGGCAGTTTCGACAACGGAGGACATTTCCCCCATGTTTCTTCCCGGAAGATATCTCCTTCAGAAAGCGGGTTATTAAAGTACTCCCCCTGGGCAGCTTTCGTGCTGATTTTACTCAGTACCCGGTCGATCATCGCTTCGGTGTTCTTTGCCGGCCATGAGCTTTTGCCATCCTTGTCACGGATGTTAACGATGTCCCAATTGTCGGCCATCTTACCGGCACGTGTTACACAACAATCTTTGGCGATTATATTCCCAAGCACCAGGGTTAACAGCGGCTTACTCACCGACCGGGTCGGGATCAGTGCCTTTTCAACCCAATCCCATCGCTTGTCGATGGTATCTTTGTTCCGGGTATCTTCATCGGTGTCTAAGTCGGTGAGTATGATGGAATCCGGACGAAGGGCTTCATTCTTCTTTCCACGCGGAGACTGCCCGGCACCGATTGCCACGTAGCGCGCCATGCATTTAGTCGTGAAGTTCCCGCTTTCCCAGCTTCCCCACTTCTTTTGCTCTCCGTAATATGCAATAATACGACTGTTGGCTTCGAAGTTTAGCATGTAGGGCAACAACAAGTCACAGGCGGCATCGTAGGAGCTTGACACGAAGATGGTAAATTTCTTCTTTCCCGTGAGGTTCAGGTACATCATGGTCATCATAACCACGGTGTCCTTGGCCAGCTCGCGAGCCCAGGATATCACTTCGTACCACTCGGCGTTGTCGACTGCCCTTTTGATGAATCTTTTATGGAATGGGGCAAAGTCTGCCGTGGCATAGTTGGGAAACATGTATTTCATCCACGCGACCGGATCGCGCTCGAGGCTGTGTCGATGCTTTTCAATATCCGCCTTCGACTTGTCGGCCTCGAGGGCTGTGTCGGTACGCAATGCCTTGACGTATTCGTCCCACTCCCTGATAGATTGTTTGTCCTTTGCTGTTGCCATTTTTCAACTTACGACTTTAAAAGTTCTGTTCTGAAAGCTTCCCACTGCTGTAGGGCTTTATAAGCTTCTGCACTCATAAGAATTTGAATTAGTTAAACATTATGTTGATTATCTCAATAAATCCTTTATAAACGCATCGAATAAATTACTTAGTTCCTTGGCTTTTTCTGTGTCGATTTTGCGTAACCAGTCCAGGAACTTCATAGATACGCTCACCACATCGGTAATGGATGTTTCCTTTTCCAGGCGTTCAACCACTGCGGCGAGTTTGGCCAGCACATCAGCATCGGCACCGGTAGGAATACCTTTTTGTTCCTCGGTGATTTTGTTGTTTATGGCAGAGATCTGCTGATACACCCGGTTAAGCTGTTCCTGGCGTGTGATGGTTATAGATGCCTTCAGGGTGTCCCATTTTCCCTCTCTTACCCATTTGCTCATACTAACCTCGGAGGTACCCACCTTTTCGGCAATCTCTTTTTGTGATAGTTGTGAATTGCAATAGAAGAACTGCGCGAGCTCTTTTTTCCGTGTGCGCTCCTGTTTTGTTTCTCTTGCTGCTGACATTATTACATGTTTAAATTTCCAGCAAAATAACCTGTTTAAATGCTGAATGTAAAAAATGACTGACACAATGTCATAGTTTTTTTGATGCTCAGGGATTATATTGGATTTTTGTCTTCACAAAGTGCAACTAACAGCAAAATTTTGAAAATATGGCAAAAACATTCGTGCTTCACGATGAATCAATAAACAGTAACGGATTTTGGATGCGCACCTCCGGTGCCGACCTTACACAATTTCAAAAAAATCCCATCATGCTATGGAATCATAACCGGGGATGGCGGGGGACAGAGGATGAGGTGCTGCCAATCGGACATTGGGAAAACATCCGTATCGAGGGTGATAAGATACTTGCTGATGCCGTGTTTGATACAGATGAGTTCTCACAGAAGATCGAGGAAAAGGTGGAGTCGGGAACGCTTAGAATGTGTTCACTTGGCGTTCGCGTTATCGAGTCTTCCTCTGATACTATTTATGTGAAACCGGGTCAGCGATATGAAACGGTGTTGAAATTTAAAGTTCGTGAGGCTTCCATTGTTGATATCGGATCGAATGATAATGCCCTGGCGCTATACGACGACAACGACAATCTTATAGAACTGTCGGCCGGCGGTGATAATATCCCCTTGAATGAATTAACCCCAAATAACAACGAAATGAAGGAACTTTTAAAATTTTTAAAGTTACAGGATGGTGCAACCGAACAGGATGCAATTAATGCTGTCAAGCCCATCCAGGAAGAAAATGTGCAGCTTAAGGCCGACCTGAAAAGAGAGCAGGACCAAAAAAAGGAGCTGCAGGACCGTATCGACGCCATTGAATTAGCGGAGAAAACAGAAAAAAAAGCTGCTTTTGAGAAGGAACTGGCAGAGGCATTTAAAGATGGCCGGCTAAGCGAAAAAGCAGACGGTTCAGTAAAAGCTAAAATGCTTGAACTGTACGATGCTAATCCGGTGGCTACTATGGAAATGTTGCAATCGATGGGCAAACGCAAATCGGTGGCTGCTAACCTTGCCGACACGTCGGCTGAGGGCGAAAGCGCCTGGGAAAAAAGGCAGAAGGAAATCGAGGCAAACGCCAAAAAGCGTTAACCGCCCTTTCAAAAGGTAATTAAACAGCAAATAATCATTATTTAACAATCAATTTTTAAAGTATGAAACCACTGAAAATTTTAGTTTCGCTTTTCACGATGTTGCTTTTCAACATCCTTGCCGGCTCGGCCATTGCCAGTGCCGCCGGTTTTGACCCTGCCGCCGTTATCGGTATTGGAACCACCCTCTCGGTTGTGGGTTCCATGTTCAAACCGTTAGCGGGTGTCTTGCCGATGGCAATAACAATTACATCCGCTTACGCAGGCGAAGTCCTCGAGGACTTATTAGTTCGGGCAACTACGGGCAACGAGCTTGTTGCCGGTGGGCATATCCGCATTCAGCCTAACGTTACAAAGAAATTTGCCATCCCGCGCCTAAAAGCAGGTAAAATGTTGCAAAAACGCAAAGAGCAGCCTGTTGAGTCCGATAGCAAAGGAGATTTCACAATAGATGAGAAGTATCTCGAGCCTCAGGATGTGATGGCGTTTACTACGTTCAATCCACGAGTGTTTGAAAGTATTTGGCGTCCGTTCCAGCCAACCGGAAACCTTGTGTTCGAGGAGCTGCCATCCGATGTACAGACTAAGCTGCTTGCCGAACTGGCTAAGGTTGTTGACTTCGAGCTTGGGGGTGAGTTTATAAATGGTGTTAAAGGTACTACGGAAGGTAAATACTTCGATGGTATTTTAACGAGAATTTCAGCGGATGTAACTGTGGTGAAGGTTCCAACGCCTGTAGCGCTTACTCAGTCAAACATTATCGCCAAGTTGAAATTGGTTCGTGCACGAATTCCCAAGTCAATCAAAAACAATCCTAACCTGAAGCTCTTTATGAGCGTAGAGGACGCGGAGAGCTATGAATATGAACTGACCGACAAGCCGACCAAAGGTGCTGACTATACCAATATGAACCCTGAAAGGTTCAAAGGTATCCGTATTGTCCCGCTTGCTGATTGGCCCAAAGATGTTATCGTGGCTGCCGTTACCTCAACCGGTGTTGACTCGAACTTCTGGGCGGGTGTGTCGCTGGTGGATGATCAGGATGCTATCCTTATCGACAAGTTGACCAACGCAGGTGAGAAGTATTTCTTCAAAATGCTGATGAAGGCTGACACCAATATCGTTTTCGGAGAAGATATCGTGCTGTATGATGGTCGTGATGCGGCTGTAGCTGCCGGTTCAACTGAACTTGATGCCCTGGTATTGAGCGCAGGTGCATTGGTGCCAGCTTTCAGCGCCTCGAAACGTGATTACACGATGAGTGTAGCCAACGAGGTAACATCAACAACCATAACAGCAACAGCCGCCCACGATGATCAGGTGATCAAGGTTGGATCTGAAACGCTTACAAGTGCTGAGGCCTCGGCCGCACGTAACCTGGCGGTTGGCGAAAATATCATCAACGTGAATGTAACCTCTGCTGACGCAAGCTCAACGGCTACTTATCAGATTCTGATTACCAGGGCAGACGAAGCATAGTTTTTTTAAGGTAAAAACCCGTGTGTGAGTAGGGCGGGACCGCTCGAGGAAGTTCCGCCCTTAGTTAACAAAACAAATGAAGCTTATGGCACGCAAATCAAGAAATATAACCCTTATCGTGGTACATTGTTCGGCAACATCTGTTCTGCGTGATTACACCCCTGAAATGCTGGAGCGTGATCACCGGGAGCGGGGTTTCAACTCGGCAGGTTATCACTTTTATATTCGTCGATCCGGCCAGCGCGTTCCCCTTCGACCGCTTGCCCTTGCAGGCGCTCATGTGACCGGATTCAACAAGGATAGTATAGGTGTATGCTACGAGGGTGGTATTGACGCCTCCGGCAACATAGCTGACACCAGAACACAGCAACAGAAGGATGCTATTGCAGCGCTGTTGCGTGAGCTGGTTGTGCTTTATCCTGACTCGGAGATCCTTGGACACAGGGACCTTTCCCCGGACAAAAACGGCGATGGGGTTATTAGCCCGGATGAGTGGATTAAACAGTGTCCCTGCTTTGATGCAAAGAAAGAATATCGAATGATTTAATTACCCCAGTCATGGAATACATCAGCTTAATACTCAATATTCTTTTTGGCGGTGGCTTCATTACCACTTTGCTGATGCTGCGCACGCAAAAGCGGCAAGCAATGGCAGGTGTGCGGGCAAATGAAATTGATAATCTCGACCGGGTTGCTAAGATCTGGCGTGAATCGCTCGAAGCTCGGGAAAAGTACTTCGAGGATGAAGTGGGTAAACTATTTTCCCGCATCAAGGAAATGGAAGCTACCATTCAGAAGTTAACACGAACAAATCAACAGATCCTAAAATTACTGAAAGAGATAAATCATGAGAACCTTGAGCAGAAAAAAGAAGAGGCCAGCACACTGGCAGGCAATCAGGCTTAGTGTCTTTTTGTTGCTGATTCTTTTGATTATATCCCTGGCATCAGTATTAACCGGGTGTAAAAACATCGAGCGAGGTGTTGATTCAACTTCTGAATTATCCGTGTACGAAAAGGAGACAATGGTGCCATTTGCGGTACCTTCCGACAGCCTGACATTTAGGGCACTTTTCGAGTGCGATTCTCTGAATAATGTGCTGTTGCGCGGACTGTCAGAGTCGAAAAGTAAGAACATGTCTTCCTCCTTCAGTTTTCAAAATGGTGTATTGGACTTAAAGGCCAAAACGGTTCCGGATACGGTGTATGTGAAGCAAAAGGAAAAGCAAATCAGGATAAAAGAAACGGTAACTATCACCAAAACGGTAACTATCACCAAAACGGTCAAAACAACCGAATATGTTCGGGGCTTTCTCTGGTGGTCGGGTCTCGTGTTTTGGGCCTCTCTGCTTGCTTTTATAGCTTATAAATTATCGCGGAAATTCCGTGTGTTTTAATTCAAATAATAACTTTTATCAAATAGAAAAATGGCAGAAACTTATTTAACAGGTATCGCAAAAATTGAGATTGGCGAAATAGCCGTCGATGGCGATGCTGCAACATCTTTCGAGGGTGTTGGACAAATTTACAAGGATACCGCCCGGATGGAACAGGCTGAGGGGGAAGCAATCGAGCATGAGGTGGAAGATGTAGACGATCCCGTGATTATCGTTCCAACAAAGGGCAGATCAACGGTTGAATGGGCTATTATAGACTTCACCCCTGCAAATCTGGTGAAGATACTTGGTGGTGCCGTAACCGGTACCTCTCCTAACGAGAAGTGGGAAGCTCCCGATACGGCCGTAATAATCGAGAAATCGGTTAAGATTACTCCTAAATCAGGCAAGCCAATTACTTTACCGCGTGTGAGCTTGCGTGCCCGGATTAACTACACCCTCTCCAAATCAGGAATCGGACAGGTTATCATTTCCGGCACCGTTCTTCAGCCGACTAAAACCGGCGTAAAACCAATTATCTACGGATAACAAATCAGCCGGTCAGTGGAAGTAACATGGCACTGACCGGCTATAACACACACACGCGCTTATGGATAAAATTATAGAACAGGCGGCAGCCCAGGCGCTGCTCGATAGGGGCGCGGCATTTCATATACCGGCGCCTTTTTTATTGCGAGTTTTCGGGAAGAAAAAAATAAGGATCGTTATCCGACGCTTGTATTTGGGCTCGCTGATTCACCTTTATGAAATGCCCGGAATTGATGATTTCAAGGACCTGCCGGTGGGCAAGGATGCCGAGGGTGTAATATCTCAAATGGGAGCGCAGGCAAAAAGTATTGACGCCAAAGTAATACCCGGGAATATAGTGCCGGTAACACGTGCAGTGGCTGCCTGTATTTTGAACCGGAACTGGAAAATCATACTTTTTCAAAAAGTGGTTGCCAGGTACTTAAGACTTACACTCAATACTGATCAGTTACAGGAACTGGTTATGTGGCTATTGGTCTACTCGAGGGCTGAGTCTTTTATGAATTCTATCAAATTTCTCTCGATGATGAAAGTGACATCGCCGATGAATTTGAGTCCGTACGGAAAGGGGAGTTAAAGAACACGATGGAAGGTTCCCATAGCCTCTTTGGTTTGATTTGGAGCATACAAAAGGAGACCGGTTGGTCTCACGACTATATATTGTGGGGAGAGTCCTGGTTGACACTTCAGCTGAAATTGGCTGATTCGCCCCGTGTAAAGAAGAAAGAAAAGAATGTGATAGGTCCCGAGTCCTGGGATCAGTTGGAACAGCTAATACATTAAATGCAGTGGAACCGGTAAATATAGACTTCATAATAGGCGGAAACGTTGACGATCAGGCGCCAAAAACCAAGAAAGCGCTTGACGGGGTAGCCGATGCCGGTAAAGCTGCAATTGAGCAAACACAGCAGCGGATCCGTGACACCAAATCCAACATAGCACAGGTTGAGGCCGACCTGAAAAAGCTGCAAAAATCATACGAACAAGCTGCGCCGGGAAGGCAACGTGACTTTTTTGGATCTGAGCTAAACGCAGCTAAAAAAGCACTTGAGGAAGAAAAAAACATTCTTGCCGATTTAGAGTCGAAGGTGAATACTACTGCCGGTGCCCACGCACGACTGAGAACGCAGGTGATGAATCTGAAAGACGAGTTGGCAAAGATGGAGATGGCTGGTCAGCGCGGGTCGGAGGCATACAACAAAGTCGCAACAGAGCTTGGCCGGCTGAATGACCAAATGGGAGATACTTCGATGCAAGCCAAGATTCTCGCCGATGATCAGAAGGGGTTCCGTGCCGTAGCTTCCGGTGTTAGCGGACTGGCAGGTGCAATGAGCGCCGCCACCGGTGTTGCTGCACTTATGGGTGCAGAGAATGAAGAACTAACAAGAATTCAAACCCGATTGCAGGCTGTAATGGCGATAACAATCGGATTACAGCAGGTATCCGAAACAATTAACAAGGACTCTTATTTTACGACGGTTTTGCTTGTAAAAGCTAAAACAATGTGGGCAGCGGCTAACCTGAAGGTGGCAACAACCTTGGGTATATCTACCGTGGCAGCAAAGGCGCTAATGGCTACTCTAACGCTTGGACTGTCGGTTGCTATAACTGCGATTATTATACTACTTGATAAGGTCACTACAAAAAACAAGGAACAGCGTAAAGCGGCTGAGGAGGCTGCTAAGTCTCAGCGGGAAGCTGCTAAAGCCACGGCGGAGGAATACGGTAAGGAGCTGACTAAAGTTGAGGCGTTACGTGCCGCATTGCAATCAGATAATGTTACAAGAAATCAAAAGCTTGCTATTATTAAAAAACTGAAAAGCATTATGCCGGGATATACCGCCGAGCTTGACAAGGAAGGCCGTGTTATTCGTGAAAATAAGCAAGCCATTGATGAGTATATGAAATCTCTGGATAAGTCGCTACGATTAAAGGCGGCCGAAAAAGAACTTGAAAAAATATACGCTCAGCTATTTGAAAAACAAAAATTAAGAATTACAAAGCCGGTTTCGCCTGCTGATCCATACAATATTGCCGATAACCCAAACGTATTTAAAAATAAGAATGAATATCAAGGAGGTGTTACAATTAATGAAGAGGCTGCCTCAGCAATAAACGAGAATGTTGACACGCAAATAAATAAGCTACAAAAAGAGGCAGACAGAATAAAGGATTATATACAAAAAGAAGGTTTGTTGAGTCTGGATATAAAAGTTGACGAGCCCAAATCGGAAAAAGAAACATTCAATGCAGCAAAGGCTATCCGAGCCCAGCTGCTGGATATTAACCGGCAGACATCCGACTTGCTATTTGCTCAGCGTGAAGAAAACCTGCAAAAGACACTTGATGCTATCGATCGGGAAAAGGAATCCGAGATTAGTAAGATCAGGGAAAAGGAACAGGACATTGTTGATAAGTATAACCAGGCCAACAAAGACAAAAAAGGTTTCAAGGCTGCCACCTCCATTGCCGACATTGACCCGAAACTTGCTGCAGAAAATCAGGAGGCTATATCCAGGCTACAGGAAGCATATAACGCTAAGCGCAAAGGGGAAGAAAAAAAATATTACGATGATATAAATAAGCTTGCAGCTGAGGCAGCCGATAGCCGTGTTAAAATTGAACACGATTATGAGCAGCAGATTAAACAAGCCAGGTCGGCAGGGATGGAGAACTACGCCAAGCTGCTGGAGGCAGAACGTGATAAAAAGATATCGGAGGCAACGACTGCCACCATTACCGAGCTGGAGGCCTATAAACTGGCTACTAACGACCAGCTGACCATCTCCAAGGAAACAACCGAAAAACTTATCGAGATGATCCGCCAGAGGGTAGATGCCGAACTCGCGGCCGGTAAGATCACAAAAGAGAACGCACAGCAGATACTTGATTCCCTTGATGCCTCTAACGCGGGTAAGGACAGTTCAAACAACCCGTTTCAAAACCTTATTGAAGGGCTGAAAATGTATAAAAAGGCAAAGGATGACGTTGCGCTGGCAAAGTCGGGTGGAGCCTCCGTTGAAGATATTGCCAAGTTAGAAGATGCGGCAAATAAAACGCTCGAGTCAACGGCCCAGGCGGCTGGCGTAGCTCTACAGGGAGTAGTTAATATATTGTCACAGGCAGTTGATGGACTTAGTGAGCTTGGGCTGCTCAGCGAGGAACAGGAGAAGTCTGCTAATGAAGTCATAGGCATGGTTACAGGTGCCGCTAACCTGGCGATGGGTATAGCCTCCGGGAACCCTGTCCAAATCATTCAGGGATCAATTGAGCTGTTAGTTAACGCTTTTAAACTATTTGATAAAAAATCGAAAGATATAGAGAAAGCGCAAAAGCAGGCCAAACAAAACGTTGAGGATCTTACCAGGGCGTATGATAAGCTTCAACGATCTGTTGATAAGGCGCTGGGTACGGATGTATATAAAAGTCAGCGGGAGCAGGTTGCTAACCTTCAAAAACAGATTGCCGAGTATTACCGGCTTATTGAACTTGAGGAACAGAAAAAGAAGAAAAAACAGGATCAGGCTGCAATAGCGGAGTGGCAATCAACAATTGACGAACTGACAGGACAGATTGAAGACATTACCGACAACATCGCGGAAAGCATTGCACAAACCTCGGTAAAGGACCTGGCTTCCGAGCTGGCCGACTCACTTGTATCGGCATTTGAGCAAGGCGCCGACGCTGCCGAGGCCATGGGCGATGTGATTGATAATGTGATCAAGCGCGCCGTTGTGAACAGCCTGAAGCTCCGGTACCTGGAAAAACCTCTCGAGGGCATCATTGATGCTTTTGCAGCCGATATGGAAAGTGGCGGCGGGTTATCCAATGCCGAGGCGGATAAGTTCCGCAAAGCCATTGAGGCGCTCGGTACCGACTTTTATGCCGCTTTCGAGCAGGCTAACCAGGTACTTGACGGCATGTTCGATGGCGCAAAAGATGCAAACACCCAAAGCGGAATCAGGGGCGATGTGGCAAATATGACCGAGCAAACAGGCTCTGCCCTGGTTGGCCAGCTGGCGGCCATGCGATTGAATGTTGCCGCCATCCTGGCAACAAGTAAAAATACCGGTGAGGCCATGACGCGCATATTCGCGACCATGGAACGCATCCGGGAGAATACCGAGTACTGCCGACTGCTCGATCGTATCGATGCCAATATTGAGTACATTCGTCAAAATGGAACTATTGTTAAATGATTTTTAATAAGTGTTTAAATGAACGGTAAATGGGTGATAGATGATGTAGATCTTTACGCTGATCTGGGAGTGCTGCTCTTGAAGGGTAGTTATGGCGATATCATGTCGCCACCGGTGCCTAAAAAACGCTTGGAGTATGACTACGCCGATAAGAACGGCGTGGATGTTGACACCACCACCGCAGTGGTTTATGAGCCGAAACGGTTCAAGCTTTCCCTGGCCATAACCGCATCCACATCAGCCGAGTTCTGGTCGAGATATAATGCCCTGTTAGGCCTTATTGACAAAGCCGGCTCATTTTCCCTCTACATATCCGATTTGGGGCTAAGGGTGAACCTCATTTACGAGGGCGCAAAGTGTACTTCAAAATCAGGGTCACTAAAATCCGGCGCGGTAGTAGTCGCGTATGAATTATCCCTTTTAGAACCAGATCCGACAAACAGGCAATATGATTAGCATTTACAGAAATATAACCAAGGTGGCCGATGTTGAACCAATGACATCCGGTCAATATACCGAAAGCCTGATGAGTGAACATCAGGTTACCCTGGTGTTTGAACGCCCGGCTTACCTTGAGCTGCTTATCGGTGACCATATCACCTTCGAGGGTGTGAAATACACCCTTAACAAGCTGCCAACGGTTAAGAAGATATCAACCCGGTTGTATCAGTATAACGCTGTTTTCCAACACCCGCGTTATGATTTGCTTAAAGCGATATACATGCTCTTTGACAACACGGCCACACCGGCTCAGGGAGAATTCACCCTGACCGGAACGGCCGGCACTTTCGTAGATCTGCTCGTTGCCAACATGAACCGTATTTCCTCGGGATGGAATAAGGGTACGGTACCGGATTCAGAGTATAAAACACTCACGTTTACAAACGAGAATTGCCACGCGGTTCTTGAAAGGCTGGCACAAGAATTTGATACCGAATTTCATGTAATTAACAAAACGTTTTATCTCGATAAAATAGCCACATCCCGCGAGCTTACGCTTCAGTACGGTTCAACGGCTTATGACATCGAGCGGGTGTCGGTCAACAGTCAGGATGTTGTTACCAGGTTATATGCTTTTGGTTCTGATAAGAATATTTCATCCCAGTACCGTAATGGATCCGGCAGGTTATTAATACCTGCACCAAACAGCTATATAGAATCGAACGTTTCGGCCTATGGTGTTATCGAGCAGGTAAAAACATTCGAGGATATATACCCCCGCCTTTCGCTGCTTGGTGCCGGTGTTGTTACGGCCATAGGTGATAAGTATACCTTCAGCGACTCAGCTATTGACTTTGACGTGAATGCTTGTCTTATGCCCGGGGTACCGGCTAAGATCAGGTTCCTAACCGGCGAGTGTGCCGGGTATGACTTTGAAATCAGGTCGTACAACAATAGCACGAAAACATTCGTCATAATTGAAAACAGCAAGGATGAGGATCTTGTGTTGCCTACTGACCTCCTCAAACCAGCCGTTGGTGATAAGTACGTCCTGCTTGATGTTGTGATGCCCCAGGCTTATGTCGAGGCCGCCGAGGCGGAACTGCTTGCAAAGGCTCAGGAGTACCTTTCCGATAACAATACGGCAAAAGTTGATTACCGGGTACGGTTCTCGGCCATATACGCCAAACAAAACCTGCCGGTTATCCAGTGCTGTGATCAGGTTCATGTGTATGATGCCGATCTGGGCATTGATGAGGATATCCGCATTGTAAAGCTTCAAAAAGGCATCAGGGATGGGTATAATATTCAAATTGAACTATCAAACACCGTTAGCCGATCAACACTGCAACGCATAGCTGGTGAGCTAAGGGAGATAAACAACCAGGTCGTTGTTAGCAATCAGGCTAACAAGCAGAGGGGTATTGAAGCCTACCAGCGTACACGTGAGCTTAAGCAGATGGTGTTCGACCCGGACGGGTATTTCGACACTGATAATATCCGGCCATTGTCGATTGAAACCGGGATGCTTTCCGTGGGTGCCAAGTCGCAACAGTACCAGTTAACAAGTTTGTTGCAACCCAATTATAATGCTAATCCCCAGTCGATGTACTGGAGTGCCGGACTGTTGACACACTTCTCCCTGGTTGATGATCAGATAAAAGAATGGGTAATTGCATCGGGAAATATAACCATTACCGCTGATAACCAAACCAGGGCACTGTATATTTATGCCCGCTGTTCACGCACCGGATCTACAGGTGATATCTACCTGTCGGAAAATGCGATTAAATTTGACTCTGATACCACTTACTGGTATTTTCTTGTCGGTATCCTGCATACACCGGTATCTGATGTGCGTGGTATTTCCCTGTCTTATGGTCAAACAACGATTAATGGACAGTTTATCAGAACCGGTGTAATATCATCGGTTGACGGATCAACATATTTCAATTTAAACACAGGGGAAATCGGCGGTAACATAAAGTTTATTTCAACAGGCGGAGGTTATACAGATGTTG